GCAAAATTTTTGCTATTCCTGACATAGTAAATCCTCCTTTACCAATAATGTCGTTTTGCTATTACTTCTTTGAGTAATGCCTCGGAACGTACATCTTGTACGTCCTTATATTTTTTCGGCATCTTTATATATGATACCATAAAGCTGGTTGATATGTCAAGCATTGCTTTCGATATCGCCCTTTGTCCTGCCTCATCATTATCGAAACATAAGATATATTCTTCTGTTCTTAATGATCGCAGAATATCCAATTGTGCTCTAGACATAGTTGCTCCTAGAATAGCTACACTTGGATAACCCTTTTGATTTAACCACATTGTATCAAGTGACCCCTCTGTAATACAGACGTATTTTTTAGGTTCAGTTAACTTATGTGCTCCAAATATGACCTGTGATTTCTTTAATCCTTTTGAATACATGTACTTTGGGGTAGCATTTACCCTTCTTGTTACTGATCCAACTAGATTTGACTCCAAGTCATGAATTGGAATTACTAAATCATTGTATTCTGTTGTTCCACAACCCCACTCTTTCAGGGTTTCTTCAGAGAAACCTCTATCAAATATCCAACTTGGATGTTTTGATGTATCTGCTTTCATAAAAAACTCTTCTCGTTCTTCAATAGTAGCTACTAAATCATCAAAGAAGTTAATGGAAAAATCCATTTGACTATCAACTAATAATTTTTCTAGCTCTACTCCATTACAATCTAGATATTTTCTAAGAAAATTCTTTAGACTTCCTTGACCACACCCTGCGAAGCATATCCACAACCCTTTTTCGATATTGATTGAGCATGAAGCGACACCATCATCATGGAATGGACATCTTATTGAAAACTCATCATAGTCTTCAGGTACATCAATTCCTGTATCTAATAGCACTTGTGCCCAATCTATCATTATTTTGCCTCTTTTATTTTGTTAATTACGTTCCAATACTCTTTCATCAAAGCACTCTGTTCTGCCTTACTGATCTTTTTGTCTTCAACTGCTTTTACTGCAGTATCTACAAGCTTAACCAATTCAGGTATTACGTCTGAGTACTTATTAAAGAGAGAGTAATATTTCATAATCATTCCTAGAACTTTCATATTGCCTCCTTAAAAGCTATCGTTGCTCCAGATATCCTCATCTGTTTCTTCTATACGCCCTCTATCCACATCCCAATCCATAATAGAAACATCAGATGCAAGGACTCCATCTCTGTATTTTTGGTATTGAACTAATCTCTTATCTTCCTCATTCTCAACTCTACACATTGCCATTGCAACATCTGAAGAACGAATTAAAGCATCCCCAAATGCAACTTGATCTGCTCTAGGTGGCTCAAACATATTTGCAGCTTCCCTAGTAGCTTGTGTAGAAACGAATACAGGAGTATTAGTACTAAGAGCAAGAGTCTTCATACCATAAAACAATGAATGGGACTGTTCCCACATTGCTTTTCTACCATCTCCCGATGATACTAAATAAATTCCATCCAAAACAACTAAGTCTGGATTGTGTTTTCTTATTAATGCAGCAATACTTTCTAATGATATACTGCTTTCTCCTTGAATATGATCACATATTAATAATGGTCGTCCATTTAATTTCTGTAAAAATTCTTTATACTTATCTTCATCTATGGGTTTACCTGTTCTAAGAGCTGAATGAGAGAATTTGTATCCCATCATATTAGCTAAGACAACATCTGCTCTTAAGCTAATAGCATCTACAGGCATTTCTGTAGAAATCATAAGTGTTTTATGTCCATTCATCATTGCAGTTGCTGCTACTTGAATACACATCCATGTTTTACCAACAGTTGGTCTAGCAAACATTGCAATTAATTCTCCCGGCATCCATCCTACACCTGTTTTATTCAAAGATTTGAAAGGTGTTGGTATACCCATCATACCTTCCCCCATCTTTCGTTTCTTACTTCTAGCCTGCCATGCATCAAATCTTCCATCTGCTGCTGAATCATATGAAATTACATCTTCATCGTAAACAACTTCTATATCATTTAAGTTAGATTGAATATATGAGAGAGCTTTCTTAGGATCTTCTTTTAATAAATCTTTATTTGACTGAAATGAAGAAACAATATTTCTAAATAAGACTTGACTTTTAAAAGAGTCAATTGCATAATCTAAATTTAAACTATTTGCAGTAGTGTCAATTGTAGGAAAATTCTCAACTAAGGTATCAGTTGATGGAAAGCTTCCATAATCATCAAAATGTTTATTGATGAATTTTAATGCGTCTCCATGTTTAGCAAAATCCTTAGAAGAATGTTTAAACTTTCGTAAAGATTCCTTACTGTCTAGATTTAGTACAATCCCAGACTCTATATATTCATAACTTTCCATATTACTCCCCTGCTATATGTAAAACTCTGTTGTCGTCACTATGTACATAACATTTTAAATCGTCTTGTTTAGACATATCTTCTGCTATTAACTTAGCTGCTTCTAAACAATCATATACTCCAATAATCATTATATGTTTTGTTATATTATGTATACTAATAACTCTATATTTACTATTATATTTATTATCTATATTACTATTATACACTTTTTGGGTAGTCTGTGTCAACCCCCCTTTTCTTTTAGATCTCATTTAGATAAAACCTCCTGCAATTCTTGTTCAAGAGCTTCAAGCCTCTTCTTATCTGTGGCAGTAGGTAACCATTTTGAGTTTAGAATAGTAAAAAGTCTCCATTTCTTTTTAATCATAGGATCTGGAGAGGACATAACTGACCAATACAACTTAGGATCATGGTCAGTTAAGTAGTATTTAACACCCCCTGCGAAATAATTCACAGAGATATTGTCCGTATTCTTTGAAATACAGTTATAAATAGCCGATAATATTTCATAGGCTGAGTATTTATCTAATAAAATTTTTAAAGACTTTAGCTCATTCCCAATAAAGTTCTTGGGCTCATATTCTTTCTTATGTTTACGAGCATATAGGGTCTTAAAATCTTCAAATAAATCTTTAGAATTATATTGATCAATCCTTTTCTGTTTCTTTACCATAAAAAATATTCTCTACTTTTATTCTTAAATTTTGTCTAATTCTATAGGCAGATTTCTCTAAATCAGTGGAAATTTCATCCATGGTCCAACCTTCTAATCTTAATTCTATAAATCTTTTCTCTCTATCAGTTAGATTAAACTTCTCTAGTTCATCATATAATTCTAATATTTCCCAATCCTCGGCATATGTTAAGGCTTCGCCAAGTTTCTTAGGTAAAATATCGGAATCATCACCATAAAAGCGTTCATCATAACTAACAGTCACAGGTTTCTTCTGTGCTTTTGATATTAAAGTTCTAATAGTATTAACCATTGTAGTATGTAAATAGGTATGAAAGATTACACCTCGCTCTGGGTTAAAGGATTTAGCTGCTTTCATAATAGCAATTCTAAGTTCTTGAGCAAGATCGTCACGATCATACCCAATTACATACGATGTTTGGAGCATTTTATGAATTTTAGGTTCCCATTGCCTAATTAATTCATCGTTTATCTCCATTATCCATCCATAGCCACAGAAATAACCTGTGGTTTTGCCTCCTTAGTTTTAGGCATGTTTATAGTTAGGATACCATTCTTGTAAACAGAAGTAACTTTCTTACTGTCTACACCGTAATCTTTTACAGAGATTTCTCTCTTGTAAGAACCTGTTCTAATACCTTTATAAATATATGTACCTTTCTCTGCTTCTTTTTCAGCTGCTACATCCTTTGCCTCTATAACTAGAATGTCCTTATCTATAGTAACTGAAAGATTCCCTTTTTCCACACCGGGTAACGAAATCTTAACTTTATATGCATCTTTAGATTCCACAATATCTAATGGATATTTTACGGTAGCTCTTGAAGCTGACCATTCTCTATTTAGAAAATCTCCAAAAATATTAAATGGATCTGTACGATTAGTATATGCTAATGTCATATTTCCTCCTATATTTTAAATTAACAAAAGGGCACATAATTATACCCTCTATAGTAATTATATCATATTGGGGGTAGCCAAGTCAAGCTTTTTAATCGGAATCTGACTCTTTTGAACTTCTATTTGCTGTTGAATACCACCCAGAACCTTTGAATTGGACAGCAACCCCACTGATTAATCTGGTTGCTTTTGTACTACAGCTAGGGCATTTGGCTACAGCCTTAGAGGTGAACTTCTGAATTTTCTCGAAGTATTCAGAACATTTTTCATTATTGCATTTATATTCATAAGTTGGCATTACTCTACTCTCCTATATCTATTCCAACATTTTATATCACAAAATATGTGTTTTGAGCCTTTTTTAATAGATCTAACCACATCTTTTCGTAATCTACGAAATTTAGAATGGCAGTAATGGCATTCAAACACAGGACGCTGATAATTATATTTACACTCAGAACTACAAAATTTACGTCTTGATGTAAAGAGTTCATTACATTCAGGACATATACGAGAACTCTTATTTCTTTTGGGTGGGTTTGTTGATAGATTTGCTTTCTTTAATATAGCATGTACCCAAGAATATGAAACTCCAGTTTCTCTTGAAATTTGATGTGTTGACATCAAAGGATTTCTAGTCCTATATTTAATTACTTTAGTAGTAAGCTTCATTTAGAAGTCATCAACGGATGCTTGTTGTCTTTCATATTCTTTAACGATAGCCTCTATTTTCTTCTTGAAATCAGCGGCTAAATAATCTGCATCCACATCTGTTCCATCATTTAACATTCCTTTAATTTGAGATGATGCTGCAACTACTCTTGTCCATTGTGCATCTGTAAATGACACTGTTACGTCTGGCATTTTATCCTCCTTCTAAGCTAGCTATTC